ACTCGTCATGCTATGAGGGTCAGTAATATCGCCTTCAATAATATGGACTCTTGAATTATTTTTTAAATGTTCTATGTTTTCGTGATTAGAAACACTAAGACATCTTACAATTCCATATATTTCTAAATCGGTATTTTCAAGTAGATAATCAGCCATCAAACTTCCGTCCTGTCCTGTAAATCCACTAATTACTACGTTTTTTTTCATATAAATCGTCTTTTGTTTTTGTTTCGCTTTGAATCCCCTTAAAAAATTTCTCTTGAAGAGCTTTTTTTGCCTTCCATCTATCAGTATTTAGATTATCTAAATTAACCGCAGTCATCATAATAGCCTCCATTGACTCCGGTTTTCTGATATTTTCTATAGCTTCAAAAAGTATTCTATTTGCCAACAATAAATCCTCATATTCGTTAGAAGCAATAATTATATCAAAGTCGCCATCAAGTTGTTTTGATAAATTATTATATGTTTTTTCGTAATTTTCGTTGTTTTGTTGAGTAGGAAAATTACTCATTTTTACATATAAAATAGCTAAATAATCAAAAGCATAAGCTTCGTCTACTTGTAAGTTAATCATAATATTTATCGTTTTGAACTGAAGGTAGTTTTATAATTACAATATCGGTTTCTTCAAGGTATTTAACGTTCGCTCTATCTCCTTTTTCGTATACAAATATGTCTCCGTCTGTTAAAACTTGGCCTTCTACCAGAGCAGAGCCTTTTATAATAAGGTTGTATTCAGTAGAAAGTTTATGATAATGGCCATCGGCTTGATGGTTTTTAGGCAATCTTGCGTGTCCAATCTCTACGTCTTTTGAAGTATAAATAGATGGAGAAAAATCACCAATTAAGTAACCTTTTCTAAAATCCTTTTCAATGTTTAAAAATCGCATAAAGCTTCAGTTTTTTGAATTCGTGAACTATGACGCCCTCCATCAAAAGTTTCATTAAGAATATTAAAAACAATTTTTTCCGCTGATTCTTTATTGACGTACTTAGAAGGCAAAGAAAAGAAATTACAACAATTATGTTTAATACAATATGAGGCGGTATATTCATCAAATACTAAAGCCGACCTTATATGTCTAAATTTATTTGCGGCTATATTAACTCCCTGACCAGTTCTACAAAAACCAAAAGCAAAATCACACAAACCTCTTTTCATGTGAGAAGCTACTTGAGATATGTAATCATTATAATCACAATCTTTATCTGTATATGTTCCGAAATCTATATATTCTTCCCCTAACCTAATAAGTATATTTTTAACAATTTCTTTTAGTTCAAATCCAGAATGGTCAGCGCATAGAGCTATTGGTTTACGATGACGTGATAGTTCAGGAGAAACATTTCTAACAAAAAAATCCATTTCTTCGGGAGTTCCCAGAACATACATTTTATCAATAGGTTGAATTCCTATCTTTTTCCCGTCTTGAATTAGATGATTATACAAAGGACTAATATAATATTCTTCATTAGTTGTATCTTTAGCTTCTATCATTTTTTCAGCATATTGGACAAAGTCTTTTCCTGATTTAAAATAATAAACTCCAACAGCTGCATTTTCGCTTATTACTCGTTTTTCGGCGGTTCTAGTTGCGAAGCCCTTTTTATCAATTTGGACATAACTATAAAGCACACTATTAGCTTTAAAAGTGGGAATAAGACCATCAAGACCGTTAGGAACATTCCTAACACTGAATTTTGGTCTGAAAGAAACATCCAAACAGTAAATAACAAGTTCGCTATCATTATTTATATAATTTTTTGCCAAAAGACACGAACAAACAGAACCTTGAGTGACAGTATCTGTAGATACTATAATAACATTTTTACCGAATTTTTGCTTTAAAATCTCATCTATAGCGAAATTATCTATGTGTTCTTGTCTTACTATAAAGATTATTTTATGATATTCCTCCCATTCTATTGCATCAAAAGAGTAATCGATAATATGTCTATTATCAACCATAATAAGCTGTTTAGGCATAGTATAGCCTTTATTCAAAAATCTACGACCTTCCCCCGCCATTGGTATAAGTAACGTTGGTTTCATAAACTTATCTGTCCTTTGTTTGTAAGGATACGTTTCATTAATTTATAATAATCTAATTCAGACAAATTTCCTTTCATTGTATTAATAAAAAAAGTACACCAAACAACATTTCCTTGAACATATCCCCTATGAGGTTCTAAACGGTCTAAGGAAGCAGAATTTGGACAAGGACAACCTTTACATTGTCCCCAACTTAATTCTTCTCCTGTATAATAACATTTATTTTCTTGTGAGTAGAGTAAATTACATAAATATTCAGATGTTAAATCTGAAGAAACTAAAGGATATTTTGAACGCCAATGAGATATTTTATCTTTTATATGCCATTCTGGACGATGGCGATTTTTTAGTCTATATTCTTGTTTTTGAATTAATCTTTTTTCTCGGTTTTCTTTTTCCCATTGTCGAATTTTTTCTTTATTATTCAGTTTATAAAGACGATTCTGCGCGGCAATTTTTTCTCGATTTTTAATCCTGTATATACGATTTCTTTCTAATATCTCTTGCTTATTTTGTTGATATTTTATTTTAGCATAAGTCTTTCTACAAATAGAACAAGCACACGATGTTATTACGTGTCCACAAGGAGCTATCTGAGCCCGCCAATCTAAATCGACAACGTCCGACATTTTATTTTTCTTTTTTATCTATATGTATAAGTTTATCGAAATGCTCCTCTGTCCATTTAGGAATTTTTCCCACAGATTCTAACCATCGATATAATTCAGGAACTACGCCTCTTCCTCCTTCAGCATCAGTAATATAATGACAAATATCTTTTACTTCAGATATAGCATTAAATGGACACGCCTTCAATCCAACTAATTTAAGTATAGGAATATCAAACAAATCATCTCCTACATAAGCCATGTCA